GAGATCATTGGTGCAGGCATGACCATGGGCTGGCCAGTCATAGGGTCCACAGTTGTGAGCTGTGCTTCATCAATGGCAGGGTCTGGATAAGACGTAATGATCTTGACCTCGCCACCAGGCTCTTGCATGAGCATTTCAAGGGTCTGGTCATCGAGGCCGGTGTACTCTTCAATCCGGACCTTCTCTTCATCTTCCCACCAGAATTTGGCTATTCCGCATTTGCGAACTAATGCATCCTTAAAAATTGCATAGGTCGTCAAAAACCCATTGTTGTCATTTTGGAAAATGTAATTAGCGTAATCGGTTGCCTGCTGGGCCATCTTCACATCTTCGGGTCCCCTAGGACTAAATTCCACTACATTCTCAGAATTAAAGAAAACGCGCATTAGGCTGGGCAACATGGCCGAGACAGTGTCACGCACCTCCATGGCCACCACTTTGCTGTTACCTTCGACCTCATTGCCAAATAAATCACCGCGATAGTATTCAGTCCCTTTGGCGCGTGTGGGGGACAGATCACTGTCCACATAGCTGATCGCGTCAGTTAAATCTTGGGTGATGATGGCTTGCAGCTCCATTTCATCCATTGGCTCTTTGGCTGCAATGTCGGTATTGATGGCGCTGGTGATGTCTTGCTCGTTCATGGGGAATCCTTTTGTATGGCTCAAATCAATTCTAATTGTGAACAAACAGAATATGCGGCAGTTTTACCACCAAAATTTCTTGGTCGTCTAGTAAGATATCTTCAAAATAGCTTGCATCTCCAGCATAGCCTTTATCTCGAAATCCAACCTTTTTAGCTCTGTCTGTCTTCACAACTGCTGCGCTTATGTCAATTGAATTGCGCTGATAACTTGTTTCAAAGTAAGAATAAGGCGGCAAATCTCTACCGCCAGGGCGGTTGTGGGAATGCACCATGTCAAACAAAATGACATCAGGCTGCCCAGTGGCCACGTTCAAAATCTCCACCGCCTTGGGGATAAAGTAATTATCTGCATTGGTCAGCAGCAAATAATCGCCCGTAGCCTGTTCAATCCCAATCTGCCTCAAAGAATGTCCGTAATCGTTAAATCTAGACTCTGTACAAAAATACTTGATTTTCTCTGGCATTTGCTTGGCCAGTGGCCGCATTGCCTGCTCAAACTCGGTGCTTGGCCCATCGTGAATGACTGTAAGTCGCCAGTTGTCTGCGCTCTGATTTATCCAAGACTGGACAAACACCCGCATTTCATTGGTGCGCTCATAGGCCACCGCGAATACATCAATCAAACCATGCCTTCGCATATTCTGGTCGATTCTCTTTGAGCCATGGCATTGCATCCTCATGCAGCTGCTTGGCATTCATGCCAATGGTGTTTGAGCCAATGTGGTGGACATAGCTTGCACTCACATAGTGGCCATAGCCTTTTTGGATTAAATCCATACAATGCACATCATCGCTGTACCAGTTTAAGGGGGGAAACTTTGCCTCTTCAAATGCATCACTTGATATCCATGCAAAGATTGGGCTAACCTCTTGGACCAATTTAATGTGGGCCTCAGAGGGGAATTTGTAGAAACTCAGTCGCTCACCAGGCTGACAAATGCGCACATTCTGGCCAGACCTTGCCGCATCACTTCGAGCCGCCACCCACCCAGCTTTGTAGCTATTCATGGTCCTGACAATGGCCACATCTTCTAGCAGCACCTTGACACTGGTAGGTGTCAGCACTATGTCGTCATTGGCCACAATGCATGATGACCAGTCCTTGAGCGCTGCATCAATAACCTCGTTGTAATCCTCACCAAAGTTCCTTGGCTGGCCAAAGAGTTTGTAATCGGCATCAAAACGCTCAATCACCGACTCTGGGCCGCGCAAATAGACCGGACACTCTGGCGCGTATTGCTTGATTGACTCCAGCAATACGGCCAGACCTTGGCCTTTGACAGTGGCAATGACAATCGGACAAATCATTTCTTGGCCTTGTTCCTGGCAGATATCGCAGCTGCCTTAGATTTGGCATCGGCCTTGGAGCTTGCGCCCCATGCCTTCAATGACAGCAGCAGCCTAGTCGGCTCACCGCCCTTCATCTCAGGACCAGGCATATTGCCCATGCGCGCCAAGAAACTAGCGCGTCTTGGGTTATCGCCAGCCTTGACTGGCGCTTTCAAGTTCATGCCCTCGGCCTTGGCACTTGCCCGACCCTTGGCATTCAAACCACCAGAGGGTGACTTGCCCTCTTTACGCTGCCAAGCCGGTGTCTTCATTTCTTTTTCACTGGCTTGGCGGTTTTAGCCGCTGCTTTAAAGTCTGAAGCGCTTGGAGCGCCTTTGCTACCAGGCTTGCGCATTTTTTCTTTGCTGCCAGCAGCAATTCGAGCTTGTTTTGCATGAATGTTTGCATATAGTCCTTGTTTCATTTCTCTTCTCCCTCTTCATAGTTTTCAGATTCTTCACCCTCTTGCTCACCAGTGTTCGGTCCACCGACCACCCATGCATCGCAAGTTCTGCTTGCTGCGCACTTGAAATCAAAGATTTCGCAGTAACCCAGATCAGCCAACTTAATCGTTCCCCATGGGTCGGCTTCCATGCCAATGCCCTGGGCAATGCACTCTTTCAGCTTGTCAGACACGTTGAATGCCGCGCAGTTACCGCACAGGCTTTTCTTTGAGTCCTCAATGCTCACATCCCACTGATCTGACTTCTTGCGCCAAAAAGCCTCATTGGGCAGTTTGGGATTCTCAGGACCATAGGCCGCGCTGGTGATTGCCTTGGCGCGGTTTTTCAAATTCAATGTAATGTCTTGCGTGGGCAATGGGCAGTTCTCGCCTGCGCTCATGTCCTCGCCCTCTTCCCTGTCCATGACTTGCTCCATGGTGCGTTTTAGCGTGGCCATTATTTCTTACCCTTGTTTGTGGCTGTGCGCTGGCCGCGCATGGGCATGGGGCGGCTAGAGAGCGCAATCGCCATGGCCTGCTTGGGACTCTTGACAGTCTTGCCGCTAGAAGTCAACTTGCCAGCCTTGTACTCTCCCATCACCTTGCCGACCTTCTTTTGTCCTTTGGTCATCATAACTTTCCCCTTTGGTTGTAGATATCCGAATTATGCAACCCTAACTAGGTTTCTGCGCAGGGGTTGGGACCACTTGCTACTACCCGCTGACCCGTACATCCCCATCACCGCATCACTGGCAAATGTCAGGACAAAGGCATCGGCCTTGTCAGGGCTTGGCAGGCCGCGTCTCTTGATCTCGTCTTTCCCCTCAATAGCAATTTTGCCATTGCTGGTGAAGTTGTAGCGCACTGTGGCCAGCTCGGCAATCAGCACCTCATCCTTTGGCATCTTGCAGTCCCGCGCCTCAAACCAAGCCCTTGCCCTGTACCAAAGCTCTGCCTTCAAGTTCCTATACGTTCCACCCATGGCCGGTGATTCACTCACATTGATCCCTCTGGCCGGTAGCCCCAGCTCTCTGAGCCGATCCACCACCCCAGCGCCTAATCCAATCGAATCGACCAGTATTTCCTTTGGCTGCTGACTGGGCGGCAGCGCCTGATACTCGGCCACCACCGCGCCAGTCAATTGCATCAGGTCCAAGTTTTTCCATGTCCGGATATTCTCTGTCACCGCATTTCCCTGCCTTTTGCACAGGGCTGACCGGTCACTTCCAAACCGCGCCACATCCAAGCCCCAGATCATGGGCGCATAGTCACTTGGCGCAACATCCCGATTCACCGCACTCTCCAGCAAATCCATGGCAATCACAGTGTCGTCATCGCCCTTGGGGAATTCACCAATCACCCTGATCCGATAGACGTTACTCTCTTCCCCATAGCGCATGGCCATCTCTTTGACGTACTCATCACTCACCCGTGGCGAGTCAGTGCAGGCCACTTGAAACGTAGTCCACTCATCGGCCAGGCGCGTGTGCGTGTCATAGAAAAACCCACTAGACCTCACCGGATTCCCCAATAACAGCGTCACCGCGTTATGCCCAGACATACTTCCAGCCGCGGCCTCAAACACTTGCTCTGGCACACCAGAAGCCTCATCGGCCACCAGCATCACATTCTCACTGTGAATCCCCTGCAAAGCCTCCGGCTGCTCGGCCCGTGATGTCCTAGCACTGATAAACATCTCAGTGGGAGCCGCATTGAATTCAATCCTCTCTTGCTTGACAGTGAGCAGCCCCTGCAAAGGCAATGGCATCGCATTGATCCACCTCTTCAGCTCCGCAAACATCGCGTCATACAGCTGCGAACTCGTTGGCGCTGTCACCACCACCTTGACCGGAGACCGCGTCATAAAGTACCAGAGCATGGCCCAGCTGCTGGCCGTACTCTTTCCCACCCCGTGGCCACTCCTAACACTTATCTTCCTATCCCCACGGGCAATGGCCCCAAGAAACTTCACCTGCCACGGGTCAGGGTCAACCCCCAAAACCTCCCGCACAAATAGCACCGGATCAGGCTGATACCTCTGCACCCACTGGCTAAAAACATTTTCTTTCATAAGTGAATCGTCTCATAGATGGCCCAAGCCCGAGGACTCATCGCCCACTTATGCCCATCCAGCTCATCACTTCTCACCAAAATCAAAAGGTAATACGTCATCGCCAAATCAAACCTCTCCTCATGTATCGCCTCAATCATCCTGATCCTCAAATCCAACATCACCACCGACAAGTGCAGCGCTGTCAATAAATCAGTCATCTGGCCATCTCCTTTAAGTTCTGACTAGTCACCCTATTGGTCCAGCACGATGCACAGATCCACCTCGATGCACTCATCTGCACACCACCCTCCGGCAACCTCATCTCTTCACACTTATTACAAAGCCGTAATTTATGGCCATGCATATTGCCGTTCAATCGAATGTGATTGTTTACAAAGTTACTCTTCACTGGGGTATTTTCTGCACTTGATTATTTGGATGAGTTAACCACTTATCACCCAATATTCTTAATGCCTTAATATACTGTCTCTGATTATGTCTATTGGTGCTAGTAGGCACATAATCGACACAAAATAACTTTCTCACTTTAGTCAATATACATATATTCATATTATCCCCACGATTTGATTAATATCCACCCATGCGTGTAAAGCAGTATGCCCGTCTGGACTCATTAAAGTGCAGAAGACTTTCCCGTCTTTAGTCTCGGTAGTGTCGATCACAATCCACTCCTGACCTTTGATGACCACTGTCGCTTGCTTAGATTTCATTCGTTTACCCCGTTGTTTGTGAAGTTGACATTTTTGCACAATTTGACTTGTTTGGTAAATTATTTTTTTATTTTTTAGAAAATTTCTTTGGTAGGTGTTTAGTGCCGCCACAGTCGCCCCCGCCAAACCGGCCATGGGGGGGGTCGCGGCCACCGACCGCCAGCTGGCCACCACCGACTTGTCCACGAATTTTGGCCAACCTTATCCACAGATTCCTGTGCATAAGTGTCGATGTAATACTTTGATGCACTTAATTCTGTGGATATCTAGTTGTCCACTTAACATAATGGCCATTGTATAAAGTAGCTGAATGCTTCGGTATTCATTTATGCAGAATCGTCTAGTGATACGACAGTGCGCTTGCGCAGGGCATCAAGGGCCATGCTTCCTAGGTCGATATTGA